GAGCTGCAGAAAAATCTGTTTTATAAATCAATTTATACATTTTTGTTTACAATTTAATTATCTTTCTTCACTTTTAAATTATACCATATTCTTTATCTTTTATCAATGTTTATTTTTTAACTTCATCCTGCTCTCTGCCGCATTTTGAGCAAACTACTGCTCCGTGTCTCAATGGCTCCTTACAATACCTGCACAATGTTAATTTTCCCACCAGCAAATAATAACACACGGCAACTATTCCAAAAAAGAAACCAGCAAAGAAACCACGCACCTTATTTCTATTTTTTCTACCAGCCAGCCAGTAGCAGAGAAAAGCAAGAGCAAGATAAGCAATAAAAATTTCTATAATTTCCATAATTTTTTAAAAATTAAATTTTAATTTTGTCCCGACCTTTTTTTATTTTCATTTTTTATCTTATTTAATAACTTTTCTTTTTTCATATATTTCTTATAAAATTTAATTTTTCCTGTTTTGCTGTCAATTTCACCAATAATTGGAATTTTCATAGTTTTTCTTTTAGTTTTCTTATTTGTTCTTCATACCATTGAATACTAGGTTTGATTTTTTTATTTCTCTCATTTTGTATATATTTTATCCAATCAGATCCTTTTTTAAGAACAATCATCAAATTAACTATTGGATCTGATTTCCAATGAACAGCACTATGACATTTTCTACAAAGACAAATTCCATTTTCTGGATTATATCTCAAATTCAAACTTATTCTTCTAGGAATAAAATGATGAGAATCAACCATAAACTTACTCCCACAAACATAACATTTTCCTTCATAATTTCTTAAAACTACTATTTTCCAAAGTTTGTCAGCTTCAGAACGAAGTTTTTTTATAGATTGTCTTCTTGTTCTCTTATCCATTTTACAAGTTCTTCAAAATTAAATTCTTTTTTACAATGAACACATTTCAAAACTGAATGAGAACATTTTTGCTGAATCTCTTCTATTTCTTTTTCTTTTTTTATTTCATCTATATGTTTTGGTAAATACTGGGTATAAACTTTATGCCAACTAATGTTTTTTCCTTCTGGAAGCTCGCTTATAACATCTTCAAATCTTTCTTTTGGAAATTTCTTGTAAAACTGAACACATTTCCATAAATGAACTGCTGATATTCCTATGTCTTTTGCTAAAGTTTCAATAATTTTTTTTCCATAACCAGCTCTTTCAAACTCTAATTCTTCCTCTGTAACTCTCTTTCCAAGTTCCCATTTTCCTCTTAAAAGTTCCATTGCTGAGTTGAATTTTGTTTCAACTATAATTGCTTGACATTCTTCAACCAAATTATTATACCATTCTAATTCTTGTATTGGAACTAAGTTATCTGTTGTATTTGACATGGTTTTTAATTATGGCCTTGGATAAACATTTTGTGTTTCTCTTTGTTTTCTGATAATACCTAATTCTTCATCATTAGCTTTAATACAATCAATAGGAACTACATTTCCTGGAACTAAAAATCCTATTCTATAACCTCCTTTGGTTTTTGAAATCAAAGAATAAGATGAATTTTGAGAATAATATGTATCCCATTCTGCTTTAGTAATAAACTTTGTCACCCAGATATATTCTTTTGATTGTTGTATTTCTTTTTCCAATTCCATATTTAATTTAGTTTCCAACCTTCCTTATTATCCCATTTTACTATACCTTCTTCTTCTAACTCTCTAAAAACATTATTATAATCTTTTTCTCGATAACGCATAACTATATCAATAGGGTCTTCATCAATAAATTTTCCAATAGTTTCTAAAGTCCATTTTTTTAATTCTAAATAAGGAAGGATTTTACACCAGATTTCGACCTTTTTTAATGGATATCCGAGTAATAATCTGGCAGCTCGGATATTTCTGTTGATAAAACTTTGTTTTTCTTTATTACTATTAAAACTTTTTCCAATACTTTGAGCATAAGTAAAAATTATTTTCAAATCTTCTCTTACTTTTCTAAAATTAGTAAGTTCATCTAATTCTTTTAAAGAACCCCCAAATAGAGATTTATCTCTTTCTTTATTTATATTTTCTTTATTATTACCCTCTTGGGCTTTAATAGGGGTCTCCTCTTGGGCTTTAATAGGGGTCTCCGTTTTGATAGGGGTCTGAATTATTTGAACTAATTCAAAATTTATTTGATATTCATTAGCTCGTCCAGGTCTTGGAATTACAGCAATAAGTCCTCTTTTCTTTAATTCAGTTACTCTTCTTTGGGCTTCTACCATAGAACAACCCATTCTTTCTGCTAAATATCTTATTCTTAAAACTACTTTTTCTTTGTTTATTTTACCAAAAATTCCAAACAAATACTTCGCTCCAAAACTTAAACTTTTATCTTTCATTATTTCTTCAGGAATTGGTAGAAAACTAAATGAAAGTTTCATAGAAATAAAACCAAAAGGGGGTCACAATTAAGCTCCTTTCGGAGAGGTCATTGCTACCCCCTTCTGATTGCTTAATTGTGAATTGATTATTAGCAATGACCTTCATATTATACTTTAATTTTAATTTATCTATAATAAATGTCAAGTCTTAAAACTGTGGATAACTTTTACAATTCTATATTGCCATATAGAATCTCTATATTGCCTCCACAAGGAAGAGGCAATTTAGAAATTCTAAAAAGAAATATCTTTTATATCTACATCATCTTCTTTTGGTCCATAAATAGGATAACCTTCTTTATCAATATACTTCACTTCTTCTGTTTCTTTCTTTTTTAAATCAATTTCATTTTGTTCTGGTTCTTCAACAACTTCAGGAAGAATTTCATAATAACTTTCAATTTCAGTAATTTTATTACTTACTTCTCTAATCTTATCAGCAATTAAATCTAAATCATCCACTTCTTTTAAACGAGCAAAAGAAGTATAATAGTATTCTCCAAGTTTTCCTTTTTCTTTATCTGCTCTGATTTCAAGTAAATACTGATAAATATGCTCATCAGATTTAAATTCATCCCGGAAATCAAACAAATTCTGTAATCCTTTTCCTTTAATCAATAACTTTACTACTTCTTTCTGCGGTTCAAGTAGAAAATAAAGAACTTGTGTCATTTTTAATTCGGGATATTTTGGTCTTAATTCTGCACTTGTCCCAGTATCAATCATATTTACTTCTCCTTCTTTTCTTTCAAATAAAATCATTTTATCTTTCCAACTATTATGTTCATTTGTAAATAAACTATAATCTTTTCCCCAACCTACAAAAGTTCTCCTGACTTTTAAGATTGTTCCTTGTATCTTATCTCCCAAACTTATCTTTTCAATATCTCCATTCTCATCTTTTTCAAATTTATAAAATATTCCTGTTTTTCCATTCAATCGTATAACCGGTAAGATATATTTCGGTTTTTGTTTTACTGTATCTTCACCACTTAATTTTTCTAAATCTTCCATATGTTTAAATTTTTAATTATTATTTAATTCGACCTTTAATTTTTTGTGAAAATTTTCTAATGTTCTTATTATCTGATTCCAGCGATATTTGGAAGGGGTATAAGGAATAATATTCAAATCAAATGGAACACTTAAAACTCCTAAATAAACTTCTTTGTAATCAAATATCCGATAATAACTTTCTAATTGATAACAATAACGCAAAGGTATCTCATCATTTTTTATTAAACTAAAAGGAAATTTTGTCTCCAAAATAAAATTCGGAAAAACAAAATCAGGACGTGCGACTAAAGTAATTTCATCATTGATTTGATATTCTTTTTTTACTTGATATTCATAATTTATTTTCATTTCAGTAAAAATCTGATTTAACATATTTTCAAAAGTAATACCTGTCAGACAATACTTAACTCCTTGTAAGTCCATTTTTTTCATTTCAAAGTAATTAGCCGGAGTAATATATCCCTTCAAAATACCCCAAATATCTGTAGCCCAATAACGACCTAAAACTCTTGGTTTATTATTACGACTTACATATTCAGTTAGCATCTGGTCAATTTTCATATTCATTTTTTTAATCTTTTAATGGTAATTCAACTTCTTGTTCTTTTACTCTTTCTATTCTTTGGTATGCTTTTTCAGTAAATTCACAAGCTAATTCAAATGCTTTTCGTGCTACTTTTTCAAATTCTCTTAAACTAATTCCTTTTTGTTGATTAGCTTGAGCATAACTATTCATTAAACTACCAAATGGCATCCAAGGTGCTTCTCGTAAGAATTTTTCACTCCATTGGTCTTTAACTATTATTTTGTTGTTCATAATTTTGTTTTTTATTTAAACTTATATTGTTTCGACCTTTAAAAATTAAATCGGGATAATATGGTTTATGATATCTTCTTAACTTTACTAAATATCCTTCTTTATGTAATCTCTCTAAAATTTGTCCAGCTCTTTGACGAGTAAAACCAAATTCTTTTCCAAATTCTTCTAAAGTAGGAACTCTCCCTTTATTAAATAAGAAATCAACATAAAATCTATAGTATTTTTTATCTCTGATTTTTCTTGCAATAGTATCTTTATGAGGTTTACGAAGTTTGTAAGAATGAATCATAATGTCAATATCTAATTATTGTTTCTATTTTCAATCTTTTTAATTTTATCAACATTTATTAGTTCGTCATAACGTGTTAATCCATTATCTATCATTTCTCGGACTAATCCCGCTATTGTTGCTTTATATCCTTTTTCTTTTAAATACTCTCTTAATTCATATAATCTTTTCATTTGATTTTCATTTATTTTTGGTAAATACATAATTTTATTTTAATTTTTTTATTTATTTTTTAATTTTGCCGACCTTTTTGATTTTTAACTCTGCCTCTAACTCCTCTTTGGCTTTTTTATATCCCTCATCATATCCTTCGCAATAACCATCTTCATAGCCCCGCTGATAAGTGTTATTGCTTATTTCCTGAATTCTTTTTAATTCTTCGTATAATTTGGCGTCCATAGTTTTAATTGTTTTAATTTATTTTATATTTTTGCCGACCTTTTTTATTTTAAATCTGCCTGACTGCCGATAGCCATCACTATTATCTCAAACAAGCCAGTTAAAATCATTATCCCGATAAATCTGGCTACCTTTTTAATCTTGGGCAGATAGTAATAATTAAATTTGGTTATTGGTTTCTTCATATTTTTTAATTTATTTATTTTACCAACATTTTCATCTGAACTGGGTATTTTCCCGTCCAATCATAATTATAAGTATTTTGTATCTTTTGTTTTTTTCTTGGTTTCATTTCTTTATCTTTGTGTTTATATCCATAACAATGATACAATTCGTGAACCATCGTTTTTGCTATCATTTTTGGTAATTGTTTTAATAATTCCTTTCTATCTTTTATCAATTTTTCCTTAATTTCTGTCCGCCAGCTCTCTTCTAATTTCATTTTTTCAGGTGGTCTTGGAACTCCTAAACGAATCCGATTTTCATTAAGATAAGCCCTTCCTTCAACCCAATAACTTAAACTTTGCTTATAAACCACCTCTACTTTATAATCCGTCCATAATTTATGTTTTTTTCCCATTCTTCTATGAACCATTCTTATGCATCTATTAAAAATTTTCCTTAACCATTTAGTATCATAATCTGTTTTATTATCAATTTTGATTTTCATTTTTTTAATTTATTTTATTTTGCGACCTTTTTTTAATTATAATCTATTCAAACAATAATGTCAAGTCCTAACTGTGAAAAACTCACTATCAATCTGGTTTATTTCCATTTGTAATGCTTCTATAATCAATTCATCTTTTTCTATTGCTTCTTTCCAATTCTCAATGCAGATATCTTTAAATTCATAATCTTCATCTCCTTCTTTTAATGCCTCTGTTTCTTTTAACCATCTTTTTTCTTTATTTAATCTATCTAGTTTTTCAGTTAACAACTTTTCTAATTTTTCTCTTTTAATTTTTAATTGTTCTTCTAAAGTCATATTTTTATTTCTAATTTTTGTTTATTTTTTACTTTAAGAAAATTCGACCTTTATTTTTTTCTTATTATATTATTATAGTGTATCAAACAATAATGTCAAGTCCTAACTGTGGATAACTCTGAACAAATAAAAAACAGCCCCACCGTAGAATGCTGTTTGTCGGTTTTGTAATGAATTATATTGTATTCTCGCCCCTTGCGAGATTTAAACAACATCTACCAATAACCAACACAACATTTACTAATGGGGCTGTATATGCTGTAATATATTTAAACCTGTTTCGTCTTAATTATAAAATGAACATAAAACCAAGTCAAGGTTTTTGCCCAAAGTTAATTTTGGGTTTTTTTATTTGTAAAAAATGGCGGTGGAAGAAAAGAGTAAAAACCACCGCCTCTTGGCAAAGGATTAAGCAAACCATTCTGAAATATCGGGTGGCTTTTCGCCTTTTTTTAAAATCTCCCGATGTATTGTTTTGCATCTGAGACAACGATAAATTATTATGGTCTCATTTGAGGCAATAAACATTTTCTCAAACTCAACCTTATCCCCACAATAACAACACCAAAAAGTTGAACCTCCTTTTTTTAGTTTCTCTTCCAATTCCTTCTCGTCCATTTCTCACCTCCTTTATTTACAGCAAGTCCATAAATAGCACTTGCCTTCTTTTATCAGTTTAGCCGCACAATTTATCTGGTCTTCTTCGCTGTAATAATCGCCAGCACAGTATTCTTTGAATGTATTTTGCCAGAATTGGAATCTGCCTAATGCCTTGCCTTTGTCGCCTTTACACTGCAAATGGTCGGTTATTCTCAAATCACATTCGCAGTCTGCTAAATTTTTAAAGAACTGATAATCTATTTGATAGACAGAAGCATAGTGCCAGAGCAAGGTTTCCGTGCCCACTTTTAGGCTAGAATTGCCCTTAATAAACGTTTTCTGCTCCAAGACGATGTCTGATACCACCCCCTTGTTTTCTGGCACATTTGGGGCTTCAGCCAAAGCAGGGACTAACCCCACCCACAAGGCAAGCAAAGTTAGTATGCATTTAGCAAGCCCGACTATTTTAAACTGCTCTTGGTTTCTCGGAAGTATTTGTCAACTGCTAAAATACCGCCTGTGATGCCACCTGCCAAAGCGCTCATTGACAAAAAAGCCAACCAGATGCCTAAATCTCGCCACCGATTGCCAGTAAAAGCACCAATTG